CCGTCCTTTTTAAGCTCCTCTTCAAGCGCTTTTGGTGTCCAACTCCTCCGAATCATCGGTCAAGACGGCCAGCATCAATGCCTGGAGATCCTTATCCTTGACTTCGTTTTTGAGGACGTCGATTTCGGCGGCACTGAACAGCTTGGCTCCGGTCTCGTCGCAGGCTTTTTGCAGCAACAGCTGGAGGGCGAAGGCGGTGGCGTCCTCGGACTTGGCTTGCTTCTGGGCGCGTTCGCGCTCAGCCATGGTCAGAGGAGTGACCCACATTTCGAAAGTGGAGCCGTCGCTGAGTTCCACTTCTTTTTTGGTGGGCTCCAGGTTTGCTGCCTTGCGGAGACGGTCGATTGCACGAAGCGCGGCAGGCATAAAAAACTGCTACTTAAGACAGAAGTAGTGTAGCGCAATAGAAATAAAAAGCCCCAGCCGGCGAGGGCTGGGGCGCGGTGTGCTGAACTGGCTGAGTAGCAGCCTATCAGGACTTCGACAGGTCGAAGGTGGGGGCGGCGCTGGGGCGGAAGGCGATTTCCACGCTCTGGCCGTCGTCCGGGTTCACGGTCAGGCTGGCCGAGGTCAGAATCACAGGCACCGTGATGCTGCGGCTGGTGGTGTCGTTCACCGAGCCAGAAGCAACAATGCGGTCGATGTAGAGCTTCATCGTCGCGCCAGCCTGGGTTGCCTGGATGACGTCCTCGATCATCCGGCTGGACAGGTTGGTGTCGTCGTCGGTGGTGTACACCGTGGCAGAACCAGAGCCGTCGGCGAAGCCAGTGATATAGCTGCGGAAGGGGGCGTACTGACCGGCTTCCTGACCGATGGTTGTGACGTCAATTTCGCTTCGTGTGATTTCGAAGCTCCACTCGCGCACAGAGCCCACAGCTGCGGGGGCGGTGTACGCAATGCTGGCGAAGTTTGCGCCAAAGCCGCTGGGTGCTGCAGTTGCGGTAACGGCCACGCCGCCAGCGGTGGCGCTAAGAGTCATGATGCCGGTTGCGGCGTTGTACGTCTTGACGAAGTACGGACCAGCGGGAATTGCGTTGGTGGTCGTGGCGCCTACGGGGTAGGTCAGGGTCACAGGGTCATTGACCTTGAAGCCCAAGTAGGAGCCGACGGTGATGTTGGCGCCAGTAGAAGGGAAGGCGCCAGCAGTCAGAGTGGTGACGGAGGTGCCGGCAGGGGTGTAATACAGGGCGCCGGAAGTGCCCGAGAGAACGGTGGCCATTGGTTGTACCGAATGGATGGGACAGTGACGCGGGCACAGCCCGGCTTAATACAGGTTAGCTCCAGTGCAGTTGGGGATTAAGAGATAACTTGTGCTTGGAATCCTGCCTCGATTCGTGAAATAAAGAAGGGTGTAAATGCGCGACGGGATTGTTGATCTGGAGTAGTGCCACCGAAGTCAGGGCTGAAGGCCGGGCCGTCGATGGATCCAGTGCGGACGTAGACGCCGGACGCCGGTTTTGGTGTGGCGTTGATGGTCTGAAGGGCGGTGGTGGCGACGTTGATTAGCGTCTGGTTGCGGGCAGGACCACGGCCTTTTGGGGTGTACGTGCGAATAACAATCACGCCGCGCACCATGTCCAAACTTGTCGTCAGCGTACTTTCGGTTGTAAGGCCGAATTGGATATTGATGTCGACGAATTCTTCGGCGCTGTCGGCACCATCGTTCATTACGTTGTCAAAGTAGACCGGGACTGCTGGTGACAGGCTGTTATACGCCGTCAAAAGCGGAGTCTCGAATACGGCGCGGATGGCTTGGTAGTTCATCGTGTCTGCATGGCAACTTGGATTGCCTTATCAATAGCACCGGCTTTCAGATAAATACTGAACCAGTCCAATGGGGCGGTTCTGCGGTTACCGCCTTGTCCGGTCAGTAGACCACGGATACCTTTTTGACGTTTGCCGGTTTTGTCGACAGGTTTGATTGGATCTGTTCCTGGATTGATGAACGTGCCAGGCTCCATGTCAGTGGCAACTCCTGCATAGGAAGCAAAGTTGCTGATGGTGAATACAACTTTGTTTTTTGTCAGTAAAGATCGCGTTACTTGTTGGCCAGTAAGCACTGGGACAGTGATTGGGACAGGGCGGCCGGCTGCTCCAGTGCCTCCTTTGATGCCTGTAGGGGATGCGATTTGCCAAGAATTTGAGAATTGGCCCGTCCAAGCGGGGCCACGTTCTTGTAAATCACGCACAATTTTTTCGGCGGCACGCTTCGGGCCGTTATAAACCGTTGTCGCAGCAACGCGATCCAATTCTTTGGCTAAGTTCCAGAGTCCATTGCGGGCCATTATTGGGGCCTCAATAGGATCGTGTGGACAACTGGATTTTCGCCGCGGGATGTTTTGCAGCTGATGATGCGGCCCGTGCGGGTTTTGCTGTTTTCGCTGTACTGGATGCGGTCGCGGATGCTTGGTGAATACGCTCCAAGTTCGGCGTTGCCGATGATGACCTTTAGGTCATTGGTCTGATAAAACGATTCGAATTCTTCTGGGCGGGCTTGGAAAATTAGGGCGCGAACCGTAAGGCTGGTGTCGGCTCCAGAAACTTCACCCGTTGTGGTGTTATAGGTCGGGGCGGTGTTGGCCTTGAGGTAGGTCACGTTTTGGCCCCAGTCAGCTAAAAGCTGGGCAGGGATTGCGGCGAATGTGGAGTCGACGAGGCTCATAATTAACCCCTAAAGACGCGCAGTTGGTAACCGCCCGAGCCGCCTGCGCAGTAGGCGCCAAGGTAGGACTGGAGCCAGGGGTAGACGTCGAAGATGTTGTTGATGGGATTGTCAACCTTGTCGTCCTTGTAGCGGACTTTGAGATCGCCCAATGTGACCTCTTGGTACAGCTCGTTGGGGTCGCTTTCGGTGTTGGTGATTGCGTCGGTGTCGTTGGCGAGAGCCCGGGCTAGTTCATACGTTGCGTACTTAATGTCGTTCGGGATAACGCTGCAGCTCAGCGAGATATTGTCGACGTCGTAGTTGGTGCGCGGCCATTTCAATGCTTGGCCGGCGTCGCAGCGGTCGCCGTAGAAATTCAGCGTGTCGATCCAGCGCGTTGCGGAGATCAGGGCGCGGTTTTTCTGGTCGGTGGTTTTGTCGATCCAGGTGGCTGAATTGGGGACGGTTTCGAAATATGCGTCCGCGTCGGCAAGCGTTACGTAGCTGTTGGCCGACGCGCTACTCAAAGTGGCGTTGATCGTCGCGGGCACAGCTACTTAGTCCACCTTTGTTTCAGTGTAGCGCCAACAAAAAAGCCCCACCGAAGTGGGGCCTGGTGTACACGCACTCTGATTATCAGATGGTGCTGGTGTCGAGGGGGCTGTTGACTGTGACTTGAACCAGGGGGATCAGGTCGATGTCGTAGGTGGCTTGCCAGTTGCCGGAGGTGGCGAGGCCGCCGTTGGTCGGGTTGTCGGAGCCCGAGTTCCACTTGGTGCCCATCACGTGGTAGGCAGAGTGGTAGTCGACCGAGAGCACGTCCTGCTTGGACAGGATGTTGCGGTCGGCTTCGATGCGCAGGTCCTGCTGGTTGCCTTCCAGAATCGTGCCCGACTTGGTGAGGTAGCAGTAGAACTCGCGCTGGTGGCCGGCCGTGCCAGGGGCAACGGTGTTGACCAGGGGGTCCATGATCACGCGGCAGCCAGCGAATTCGCCGATTGCACGGGCACCAATGCCCACGCCGCCAGCGCCCCACACCACGGCGCCGGAGGCGGCCAGGGCAGAGGTGGAGAAGGTCAGCAGGCCTACCTGGTACAGGTAGAAGCCCACGGTGGGGTGCACCACCAGGGTGTCCAGTTCGTCGCCGCGCTCACCCAGCAGGTTGCGGGCGCGGGCCACAGCGGCGCCAGTCAGGAAGTTGGCTTCGCCAGCGCCAGAGGCGGCGGCCACGCCGAGGTCCAGGCTGTTAGCCGACAGGGCAGAACCAAACAGACCAGCCAGTTGGCTGAACAGACGCTGGCTGTTCAGTTTGTTGATGGCGTCGGCAAGCTGGTTGCGGATGTGAAGCATGGGGTCTTCACCGGCCGCAAGCATCGCGACGTCGTCCACTGCATACGCGAAACCGCGGTGGCAGATGGTGGCAACCTGGGTGGCGGTGCCGATCTTCTGAGGAGTCAGATAGCCGGCGGTGCTGGTGCCCCAGGTCGCGGTGCCGTCCATGATCTCCTCAGTGGGAGCCACGGGATTGAACTCGGGAACCTGGATGCGGGTGCCGCCTTCGCGGGCATCCAGCAGAGGGTTGCGAACAACAGCGCCGCTCTTTAGGAACAGGCTGCGGTCCTTGATTGCCTCAGACACATAGGTGCTGAGGTTATTGCGCTTGACGACGTCCGCGAGAAGGACGCCGCCGGAATAGTTCTGAAATGGTGCGGCCATTTCTTAGTACCAGGGGATGGGGTTTTGCGGGTCCAAGTCACAGACTTGG